ACTGTTGCGCAGATTGTAAGGGCAAGTCTGGCTGGTGTTGGAGTGTATCTGGCAGGTAGTGGTGTGGCTGGAAAGTATCTTAATGTTGCTGGTGTTATTGGCAACTATGTTGTTCTCTACTGTGATGGCGCACACTATCACGTTGTCGACTATAGTGGCGTTCTGACGAAAGAAGCTTAGAAGGAGGAATAAGAAATGGGTGATCCTAAGTATATCTATGACCTCAGACAGGTCGTGTTTGATGCTGGTATTGTCGCAGCTGAAACGGTACTTATTGCCGCTGATCAGGATATTGATGACTCTACCGGATATGCCAACACGACTGAGGCCACCGGTGCCTGCTGGACGACTGGAGCGGGTGGGCCTTCTGGCCTTACCGCTGTGGCTGCTCGTATTGAGCATCCGAGGAATATTGTAGTGACGCACACTGTCAGTGGTTGTACTGGTGGTTATGCGAAGGCATACGGCATCGGGATGAATGGGAAGATGGTTTCCGAAGCATTCACTCTTGGTGCAGCTACTGCCACTCTCACGGGGAATGTGCCTTTCCTCACAGTTGATCGCTTCTACATCTGGGGTGTTACTGGAACCCTGGCAGAGGGCGATCATATCAAGATCGGAAATGGTGCGAAGATTGGTCTTCCGATGCCGGAAGGGGCGATCCTTGTGGACGTTGTGAAGGAGCGTTTCAATGGTGCTGATATCGCAGTTACGCCTGCCAATGTGAATAGGACGTATGGGACGTACATTCCTACCAGTACTCTCGATGGTCAGAAGGTCCTTGAGCTCTGGTACACAATTAAGATCCCTCTGCTTTGGTAACGGGAGATAAAGAAGGAGGTAATAAAAGATGAGTGCTTTTTTAGGTATGCGGGGAAATGGAGAATGGGTTACTGATCAGAGACCCAAGAATTGGAGGGAGACTATTCTCTTTCTTTATCCTAATGGTTCAATGCCTCTTACTGCTATTATGAGTAAGATGAAAAACGAGAAAACAGATGATCCTGAGTTTTAGCCAATAGAACTCTTCGGGCGAAATCCCGTCGATTAAATGGCAGAAATTGCTGGAAGGTCCTAAAGCCTACTTGACCAAAGCGTGAAACTAAGGAGGATAATACAATGGATAATCAGCATGGAAATTTACCAGCGCTTGAACAGTTTATTGAACCAGTCGCCTATACAATAGGAGCGCTACTTGGAGATGGGAGTGTTAAACACTATTGTTATATTGAAGGATGTAGACTGGTCAATACTTACATGGTAACTATATCAAATATGGATAAGGAATGTATAGACAGGGTTTGTGGGGAGATAAGTATGTTTAGTGGTAAGACATATGAAGTTTTTCCTTATGCTAACCCTAATGGAACCCAGATGTTTAGGGTGGCAATAAACTGGGAACCAGTATTTACATTCTTTCACTACTTTATTGGAGAGAAGATGTTTGTTGCTGATGAGATATTTAGGGCTAGTAGGAAGATCAGGTTGGACTTCTTAGCTGGATTGTTTGATACAGATGGCTCTATTGCAACTCACAATGGATATTATAGAATATCCTATGCAGCACGTCTTAAGACTTTGGTAGAGGATGTGGCAAGGCTTATGCAGAAGTTAGGAGTGAAAGTCGGAAAAGTGCATGAGCAGGTATCTGGATTTGGGACAACTATGTATGTGATAAAACCTAATATCAGATCATTCTTTGACTCTGGATGCTATTTCCATGTTCAGAGAAAGGCTAATAGGCTTTATGATTATGTTAAAACTGTCAGGCCGCAAAGGTAAAACCTTCAGAGACTATAATGCCAGTCCCTTGACTAAGGGATATGATATAGTCCGCCTAATAGTGAAAGCTATTAGATCAGCGAATTGGTGGACGAAGAACCTGCCCACTCAGTCTGCTACTATCCCAGCCGGTACGATCTACACCGACGCTATCCTGGCGACGGCGTATGTGAGTGGTGGAGTTGCGGGAAGTATCCTGTATGTGAAGATGAACGACACGCAGGTTCAGCAGTTTAGGGTTGGGCATCAGGTCCTTCTTCGGGACGCGTCTGACTATACTGTCGATGTTAACGCGAAGGTGATCGGTCGACAGAGTGCTGGTATCTCGTCATATATCCAGATCAAACTTCTGGAGGCGGACGACAACAGTACTTCGCACGATATTAGTGATGTCGATACCATCCTCATCATCGGTAACATCAACGCGGAAGGTGCGGCCATGCCGAGTGCCATTGCGTATGATCCTGTGAAGTACTACAATTATACGCAGATCTTCCGCACTCCTCTGAGCATCACGCGTACTGCTCGACGTACCAAGTTGAGAACGGGTGATCAGTATAAAGAGGCCAAGCGTGAGGCCCTGGAGCTTCACGGTATCGAGATGGAGAAGGCGTTCCTCTTCGGCGTGAAGACCGAAGGGACTGGAGACAATGGTAAGCCGGAACGCACGACTGAGGGTATCATCACCCACCTTCGTGTCAATCAGGCGGCCAATGTCAACGACTTCACCCTGAACTCCAGCTACTCCGGTAAAGCATGGTTGGACGATGGCGGTGGAGAGGATTGGCTTGATGCCTATCTGGAACTGGTCTTCCGTTATGGGAAGAATGAGAAGCTGGCCATCTGTGGATCTGGGGCGCTGCTTGGCATTAACAAGCTGGCGAAGGCCGGAGCACATATGGATCTGTCTCCTCGCACTAAGTCCTATGGTATCAACGTCACTGAGTGGATCACGCCTATGGGGACGATCAACCTCATGACGCATCCGCTCTTCAACTATGAAGCGACCCTGCGGTATAGCATGCTCATTCTTGAGCCGGCGAACCTTGTGTATCGCTACATTGACGATACGCAGTTCTATGGTGAAGGTGAGGCGAAGCAGGCAGCTCCTGGAACGAACGGTGGAAGGGTTGATGGGACTCAGGAAGAGTTCTTGACCGAGGCTGGTCTTGAGTATCATCATCACTATACCGCTGCCTTCCTGAACGGTGTTGGGCTTCCGAGTGCTGTGTAGCTAACGTTGGGTATGCTACTCGCTTGCGGGTGGGTAGCATACCCATTAACCAAAGATTGGTCAAAAATTGACCAATCTACGAGGTCATACGAAGATGGAATATCATGATTTAAGACAGAAGTTCGTTGAGATGTCTGGGCGTTATGATCTTGTTAATGCAACTTGGGAAGACAATGGTGCTGACTTCTTCATCAATGCAGGTCAGCGCTTTCTTGATCGTGTATCTACATATGGGAAGGGTGCTGCGAAGAATGTGCAGTCGATAGCCGCTGGCACTATTATTGTGAAGAGTGCTAACCTTCGAGCAGTGAACAATGTGTGGGCAGGGAACTCAACAGATGGCCTTGTTAAACTAACCAGATACTCTTTGAGTGAGTTGAAGGAGTATTACGAGACGCAATTATCTTCAGTAACGCAGGGAACGCCAGCGTATTGGGCTCCCGCCTATCTTCGGCCATATCCTGATACACAGACAGCAGCGGGCTGGGCTGGATATTATAACATAGATGATCTAGTGTTGGATGATGCACACTACACATATAATGGAGTTATCATTGCCCCTCCTCCTGATGAAACATACTACATATCTATCGAGGGGAAATTCTATAGCCCAACATTATCAGCCACTTTGGCAGGTGGGCTGTGGACGCAGACAAAGTCATACTGGACTGAGGTGCATCCTGATATCCTTCTCGAAGCCGCCCTCTTCAAACTCGAGACATTCTATCGAAACACAGAGGGTGCGAAGGATTGGAAGGCTGGGCTGACGGAAGATATAACAGGCATGGACTTCGATATTGTTGAAGAATCCTTGCGAGATAGTATGGAGATGGATGGATGAGAGGATACCATTCAGACTTTAAGAAAGGTCTAACAGCTGGGTTAAGGCCAGACTATGTGATGGTCTATAACACTGGTCTGTTGGCAGAGGCCCTTAATTGTCGTCTTCGCCCAAGCGGGTTAGAGGGGTACAATCCACAGATCACCACTCTTCCGGAGATACTTGATAGTGTCACCCTTAATCCAATCACTATCACATATAACTGGCCTTTTCCCCAGCTGTTCTTGACCGATAGTGGATTCTATATGTGCACTGGAGATGGCATATGGAGGATATATGGAAGTACAGGGCATATTCTTGGAGAGCAGATAACAGCTGCCTTTGCTGCGACGTCCAAGTGGCCTTGGTCTCTTGCGGACTGCCCCAAGTTCCCTGTCTTCTGCAATGGCGATTATCTTGTCTATTACGACTATGATTCAACAGCATGGATCACATACTCTCACGCCCTTCTCACAGCACCTGGAACGAAGTGGGATGTGTCTATCGACACACCACTCACATGCTGCTACTTCCGTGGGCAGATCCTATTTGGAGGTACTAACGACTCTGACATCTCGAACGACATCAATAGGCAGGTGAGCTGGACAGACATTGGTAGGTTTGATACGCTGGATATGTATGCCCTTGCATCACCCGTTAGCACTGCTGACCTGTTGAGGAATATAGCTGGATATACATACTTCTCCTCCTCCCTTGAGGAGAGAGTCCTTCGCCTGGCTCCTATTGGGAAGTATGTTATAGCGTATGGGGAGTTCTCTATCCGATCCCTCACACCTGTTCAGGATCCTGCTCCTACCTATTCGCCAGACGAGATTGCTGACTTTGGGATCGCCTGTCCCTTGGCAGTGGGAGTTGGAAGTAATGAGCATATCTTCGTCTGTAGAAATGGGTATCTGTGGAAGGTTACTGCTACTGGTAGTGGGCCTACAGTTACAAAGATTGGATATATTGAGTTCTTATCCCCTCTCCAGGCGAGTGTGAACCTATATGCCCAGACAGGCCTTATATCGATCCTCTATAATAATACAGAGAAGGAATACTATATAAGTAATGGGGCAACATCCTACATATACAATCAGCAGGGGTTGACTGAGAGTAGTAGGGTAGTGTATGGCTGGGCAGACTATACGAATATAGTCACTGCCGATGAAGGCCTGATTGAGTTGGAAGGAGTGACAGATAACCTCTTAACCGAAGCAGATGAACCTATGGAGATTGAGGCTTGGGGGATGGCTATGGCCAACTCCATAGTCGGCCTATACCAAGATATTGCTGCCAAGACTACATATCTTCAGATGAAGACAGATATCCTCGACTTCGATCTACCTACAATAAAGACGATAGAGTCTGTCGATCTGGCCATCAACACTCCATCAACGGCTGTTATAGAGGTGATGGTAGAGTGGAGGAACTCTGTTAGTGCATCTTGGAATACGACATCTTGGAAGCGGTGCAATCCAGCTGGAGAGGCCTATCCTCTGGTGTCTGGCGTTCAGCTGAGGGTATGTGTTCGTATATCTAACTTCTACAATACACAGTTCGATACAACTATCCTGACCAACATTGGAGTGGGTTGGAAGATCAGTGATCGGTCGGGCGTAAGGGGGTTGAAACAAACAGGCGGTGCTAGTGCTTCTATTGCCGGATCAGGTAGCGGATAGGTGGGATTTATTCTGTAGGGATATTGAGGGGAGTTTGCCTCCTATTGTTGGAAGCAACTATTCAATAGACTCCCTACTTGACGCCTGTCTAACTGGGGTGTTACAGTTATGGCTGGTGAAGAATAAGGAGGGTGGAAATAGTGGTCTTCTTGTCACGACTATTTATAGGGATCAAGCATCTTCTACACGCATGCTTCTTGTGTATGCTGCTATATCTTATAAGGGTGGCAAGCTGGATGATTGGAAAGACGCTTATCCTACATTGGAAGTTTTTGCGAAGAGTAAGGGATGTAGTGGAATAATGGGATATACTAGCAATGACACTATTGTGAAGTATATGAAGTACCTTGGATGTGAGACTGACTATAAGTTAGTTGTGTGGAGGTGGTAAGATGACTTGGGACTATCCTACATATATGACAGATTATCATGAGGATTGGCTATCTGGTATCAACTCAGCCATGTCAGCTGCATCATTTCCAACCCTTACAGTATATGATCCTGACACAGATCTTGCGACAATGCTGACAGCGATCAATACCTTTGAGGCGTTGGTAGCTGCCATTGATGAGCATACGGATTATGACACTATCTACGCTAACGCTACTGATCTAGCCGATACCTACTTCGACCCAGCCGCTTACATTGCCGCCAGGGTTACTGCCCACTCTACTACCTTGGATACGGAGCTGAATACGAAGGTGTATCCCCGCTTCCTAGCCGGTATGAGGAATATCAATGCCGTCTTATCATCCGCCTTTGTAATTGGGCAAGCAGCGATTGCCCAGGATAAGTTGGATAAGGTGGCTAAGTTCCAGTCAGATATGGAGCTTCAGGTTATATCGAAGAGGGTAGAGGTCATACAGGCTATAGCGGCTGAAATGATGCGTCTGAAGTTGCAGAAGCTTGAGTTCAATCGGGCTATCGCAGCTATGACCCTCGACTACGCACGTCTGGTTATTTCTGCAAAGGAAGACGAATATGTCGAGACGAAGTCTGCTGCTATCGAGGCGTTGAAGTGGCCTCTTGAGAAGTATAAATATGGCGCTAATCTGTTGGCAGGTATCACAGGTGGTGTGTCTGGAACTGCAGCAGCTGAAGGTTCGAAGTCTGCAAGGATTATTGGCTCTGCCCTGTCAGGTGCAGCAGCAGGTGCAATGATTGGTGCTGCCACGATTGGTTCAGGTGGCGGTGAAGGTATTGGTGCAGTACTTGGTGCGGTGCTTGGCGGTATATCCGCTTGATAGGAGGTAATGATGGAGAATACTATATTTAAAGCCGCTGACTTAGACCCCATGGCTCAGTGGGCTCAAGACTATTGGGCTGCTTTATACAACCCTGTCCAGACACAGCAGACTAATGTTGGACAGCAGCTGGCTGCAGGTCCATCTACACAGCAACAGCAGATACAGACGCAGCAGGTGCAACAGCCGCAACAGCAGCAGACTCAGCAGCAAGCACCAGCATCTGTACGACAAGGACAGACTATCAGCCAGCCACAGAGTAATGTGGGGATGGTGCAGAAGGTTGATACTGCTCCTGCTAGTATCAATACTGATCCATTTGCTATCAACGCTGATGAGATAAATCCCGGAGGCGCAATAGGTCAGTTGAAATCCTTCTGGGGGTCACCTAGTGGTATTTCATATCAAGGTGAGTTAAAGCCTGTGTATGATGAGGTAGGCCAGGTCGTACAGTGGGCACCTGAGCAGCCTGCTTTTATATCAGCTGCAAATGACATACATTATGATGCTTTTGGTGGGAAGAGGGCTGGCGATTGGAACCTTAACCTTCCAGACATACAGCAAGGTGGTCTTGACCAACAGACGATTGACGCCCTTGGCAAATTCCAGAATAATCCCAACTTCTATGGTGGTAAGTTTAATCCTGAGGAGTGGGAAGAAGGCCCTATGTGGATACCTGAGAACTTCCAAGGGGCTAATGAGGAACTTTTGCAAGGAAGGTCAGGCGGTAGAAGTGCTGCTGAGCCTCAGGATCTTGCAGCTGGGATGGAGCAGATTAGCAATGTTGACCAGTATGCCTTTAGGAATAAGGTAACTGGTGAGGTTATCCCTATATCTCAACTCTTCAGGGAGTTGCCACAGGATGCGGCTAGCATCAATACCAAGATAGCTGAGTATGCAAGGAGTAAACCTTGGTGGAAAGAAGATCTTGCTCCTGGTATTATCAAGGGTATATCCGCTGCAATCGCAGCTGCTGCGGGTGGTGCGATGCTTGGCCCTATGTTTGGTGCGGGTGCGGCAGGAACTGCAGCTGGAGCAGGTACAGGTGCAGCCCTTGCACAGAATGCAATGATGGAGGGGGATATTGGTGATAGGCTCCTTCCAACAGCGCTGGCGTTTGGAGGAGCGGCTGCAGCTCCTTATATTGGTGATCTTGTTGGAGGTATGATTCCAGACACATGGAAGTCAGCTCTTGGATTTGGTGGAGATCAGGTTTCTCAGACTGGGACTGAAGAGGTTGCAAATGCAGCTGCACAGGGTGGAGGAGCTGTTTCTGAAGATGCGTCTTTTCTTGATAGGATCTTTGGCGGCGGGAAAAGTGCGTATGAACAGTCTGGATGGCCTAACTTCCAACCTGAGAATGGTGTGGCTGGATATGGTGGGATAGATACACTTCCAAGTAACTATGGGGTGTCACCTGAGACGTTAGAGATTCTGCAAAGTATTGCTCCAGACTCTGTGTATACTCCTCCCGCTGAACAGATATATATGACTAGGCATCCTACAGCGTTGGATGAGGTGTTGAGGATGCCTACAGAGATGGCTACATATGAAACGCCTCTATTCCCCACATCAGCACAACTTGAAAGTGGGCAATATATCGCTGATGCTGAGGCTGCTGCCAATGCAGAGGGGGCCTATGAGACAGCAACTCGAGGTGGACAGATTCCAGTTGATGAGGAATCAGCGTTGGCTATGGGACGTGAATCAGGTGGGCTTGAAGAGCCTATGTATGCACAGGAAGAGGGGTATAAGCCTATATACGATACTAGGAATCTTGAGGATTTATATGGTAAGAGTCTACCAGAGGATATTGGATCTAGGGCTTTTGCTGATCCATCTGCAGAGAATGTATATGCATCCTTTGGAGTTGACGCGGCTGGAAATCCTCTATATGGATACTATCCAGCTGATCCTACTATTAACTATCCAACAGAGATGGATATGTCTGACCCAAGGTGGTGGTCGGATCTAAGACAGCTTGGAGAACCAACTGGATGGTCTGGTATTCTTCCATCAACAGCTGGCTTTGGCTTTGGTAATATAAAGGACTATATTCCAAGTGCTAGTACGATAGCAGCCATTTCATCCTTGTATCGTATGCTCTTCCCCACAACTCCTGAAGTGAGTGGGACAGGTGGAGGAGCAAGTATCCATGCTGGTGGAGGTGCAGAGGCTGCTCCTGACTTCTCTGAGTTAGCGGGTCTGTTGGCGAGAAGTGCAGGAAGTGGTGGAGGTCAGACAGGTCCTCAAGCTGGAACAGGTAAAGGTGGCGGATTTGGTGAGGGTGGTATGTTGGCGCTTATGAACCTTATTCTGAATGAAATGCAGAAGGGTGGGAAGTATTACTTCCAGACTTGATAAGGAGGTGTTAAGATGGGTTTACCAGATATTCTCGGACAGCTTTTGGGAGGTAGTACTAGCCCGTATGGGACAGCCGATCCTATCACTGATTCAAACCTTGCAATGTTTGATCAGGCGAATAGGAGACAGCAACAGCAGACTATTGATCCCAATATCATGCAGAGAGGTAATAGGTTTGCTACCAATCCCAGCTTATTCTCTGCCCCCTCCCAGCCAGCACAGACACAGACAGGTGGGCAGAAGCCTCTTGGATTTCTTAACCCTACCTTGAACAAAGTGCCTGGCCTTCAGGGTCTTGGAAACATGATGTCTAAAGACAACTATATGCTTCCCAAGATCATGAACATGGTAGGTGGGGCAATGCAGTATAAGAACCCCATGAGAAAGATCATGCCTGCTATTGGCGATGTTCTTGCAGGTCAGTCGCTCAACAATATGGGACAGACGCAGAGGCAGCAGCAAGTTGCACAGACACCTTCACCTCAGCCATCTGCTCAGCCCAAAGCGCTACCGGCTGCAGAGGTCACACCGCAGACAGCTCCTCAGCCAACGGGGAAGAACTTCCCATCTCTGATGGGAGGATATACTCC